TCTTCAAAATCACGCCCAATGAATATTTCCATGTCCCACACATATGGCTCTTGCATTATTACTCCTGTCGTGCCAGACTTGCGATCTTTGCTACATCAATAATTGGTACTGCATGACATCTACATAATATATCCTGACCTGGAGCAGTCTTTGGCATCCTGGACTCACGAGTCTTCCAAGTCACTCCTTTGTCACTAGAATATACAGTAGGGTCATCCCAACGGCAATACATGCCTTCCATACGATAATGGTCACCATGTGCTTCATTTCCTTTTGGACTTGCACCAGCTGGATTCCCTACGACTCGAGAATCCTTTGCTGTCTTCCAAATGTATTCGCTGATGCCAATTGACTGCTGTCGTGTTTGGTTAAGCATCGACGTCATCTTCCCAGTCTGGTCACGAGCGATCATCTTTGCATGCTTATAAGAGTGCTTACTTAAGGCTTGAATCTGCTGCGTGAGCGAACGACCTTGGGGCAGAGGCTTACCAGTAAAGTTATCCATAACAGCCCTGGCCACTTTTCCAAGGTACTCATTAGGGATGGTCTTAATTAGGCTGCTAGCCTCCATCGAGCCAATTGTAATGGCATCTGCAACAGCTGGATCGTCAAATATGACGCTTGTATCGACTCCAAGCGACTTCTTTAAAGCGGTATTCGTTGCCTGGCGTGTCTTATCGTCAAGTGACATCATCCACCGCTCCACGATCCCATTACTCATTATTGAATATGCTGACGATGACGAACGTAGTATCTCATCAAGCACATCTGCGATCTGAGATGCTGGAGCGCCTTCCTCGACAAGTTGCTTGATCCTCGTGGTGGCTGGGAGGAGTACTCGTTTCCAAAGATCGTTCATTTCCTTTGTCAAGTCCCGTTCTACTTTTACTGAGGGCTTGATTGGATTCGCTTTCTTGGAACGAGTACTCCTCTCGAGCTTCTTGATCGTCTTTATGTCAGGCAGGATCAGGGGCATTTATTATCGTTTACCTGCAAGGAATTCAAGAGCTGATTCCTTATCTGGATAAGCTCGTAGTAATTGGCCATTGCCTTTTGCATAGACTCCAAATTCGCCATTCTTTTCATAAACAACACGAGTGCCTTCTTCTGCGATCTTTTTCATTGAATAAGGATCAAGATAATCACCCATCTTATTAGCAATCGCCTGTTTCGCTTTCTCTACACCATTCTGGAAAGATGTCATTTCCCACTCCTTTTCTAATATATGTAATTTCTGTTCAGCAATCCATCGTTCACGAGCTTCATCAGCTTTAATACCTTTAGCATCACGAATGACCCAGTAACCTGACTCATCTTTCATTTTGAATGGTAGGGTGAAAGCCATTACGATCTCCTTTTTCAACATTATATTATATAATGGCTGACATTAAAAGATATAATTCCTCCTCCTCTATTCGTTTACGTCGAAGGGCCTGTTGCTGGTTTGGCAACAACTTGTCCATTGACATACTGAGGTAGTAGAATTTCTTGATTGGCTCTGCAGTTGTGCGAAGCCAATCTGGATACAGTCCAATACCTTTGAGCCATGTTGGGTAAATCATAATGGCGTTCTTGTGTTCTTATCAGAGCTCACAGCGAACGTATGTAAAATGGAAGTGTTGTTGTCATCATAGATTGTGACTGTGAGCCCATCACTTGATATTACAGCTTTGTTAGTTTGCATTTGGCGTGATTTAACAGACTCAGTTATCAATAACTCTGCTGATATAGCAGACCATACAGCTGCGGAAACCTCCTCAGGGGTAGGTGGCACAAGCCCTCCACCTGACGCAAGTACCGCTTCGCCCATACTGCCTGGATTCATGCCCTCAGCGACAGCCGCCCATACTGCATTGGCAATAACATCAGCAGCAACCGTCGTTGCCGGTGCAATATCAGCACTCATGAACGCATCAGCGCGTAAATCAGAACAGCAGACTCCACCAATACCGGCAAGGTTCGCCAATGCACCTACTATCGCGCCCAATGGTGCTGACATGGTGCTTGACCCGGCAAGCGTGGCCTGACACGAAATAGTGCCGCCCAGCGCCGCCGTAAACGAGCACGAACCGCCCAAACTGGCAACGGCGGACATAATCAACCCCATGGCAGCATTAGTGAAGCCGCCGGAGCCCTCGATAGTCGCCTCGGCATTCAATCCCGCTGCCATGTTAAGCGGAGCTACCCCGCCGACTCCATTGGCCCTGCCGATTGACGCCATACCGCCATCAGCTTGCGCCATAATCCAGCAATAGGGTGGGCGATACCCTGAAGGTGTCGGCTCTTTCGCATCATACGCCTGGTACGCATTGCGGCACATACCATGCTTATTGAAGTTGGAGCGGTCGCCACTGGCAACGGTGCCAGCAAGAAACCGCCCCGGACTTTTATGTAATACTGATCTGTTGCCGATGAGCGCCATTATGACCAGCCGAATTCTAAATGACCTGAAATTTGAGAGTTAACCGGAGTAGCCGCCCCGGCCAACATGATCCATGCCAGACACGCGCCGTCATATACCCGTGGCATACTGGCAAGTTGGTTGACAAGATCGCGCTCTGCGGTGACTCCCAGTGTAGTAATCGGCAACGTCAGCAACGGTTTTGCCAACACCAGATTGAGCACGCCAGAGACATAGGACGCCGACAGGGTGACTGACTGCACCGAACGGATACCGGCGTCACCCGCTTGCAATGGCATGAAGGGGCCGAACTTGCCCGCGCCGGTTCCTGAGTACACAATTGATGTTACCGCCGCCGCCGTGTTGCCGATTGGCAATGTTGCCGGGGTAACTCTGGAAGCTGCCCCCGCGCTGTTGGTATAGCCGATGGAAAGGTTAGGCGTAGCCGCTCCCATCACCGTTGACGGCGTTAAAAACGCTTGCACACCCGCGCCGTCGGCATAACGCGGCAATGCTACCGTGTTATCCAATACCTGCGCTCCCAGCGTGGTGACGGTGGTTATCGGGTAGAATCCCAATAGGTCAACCAGCATCAGCACACACGGCGCAACCGTTGCCGAGGCAGTCTGTGCTGCGGCATTAAGCAACACTTTGAATCCGCCGTTGACGTTGCCGCCATGGGGAATGCCGGTCGCACCCGCCGTGGCATCAGTCAGCGCCTGAAACGCTTTATTCGTCCCAGTACCAAGAATCGTATCAGCAGGCGGATTGCCGCCTCCCCTGAAGAGTGAATACCATAAACCGGCGGCTTGTGCCGTAGTTGCAAAGCTGCTTTTCTGCCAATCGGTACGGTAAAAATTACCGTTGCCGGAGACGTTGGTTATTAGATTATCTTGTGACGTGAATCCTGACATATTACCCCCAGGTGGTTTCCATAATGCCGATGATAGGCGCGTTGGCTAACGTACCAACCGGCAAGCTGATAAAATTAAGATAGGCGTCATCGGCTATTTCCGGCATCGAGCCGCCGCAATCGGTGAAGTAATCAACCTCTGTCGGTGCATCAATCCCGCATATATCCATGGTGGCAAGCGTCTTGACCAACACTAGCGAAAACAGCCCCACGTCACCGACTCCGTTGATCGTCACCCCCTGCACGGATCTCACGCCGGTGTCACCCCGTTGCAACGGAATGAACGGGCCTGCAATGCCGTAACCAGACGCCGCCGATGTCAGCACCGTACCGTTGACAACCTGCGTGGTCATGGTGCACGTTTGGCTGATTCGGTCCTCTACGCCGTCCTGATTGGTATAGCGTACCTGGAACGTCTGCCCACCCGCTTGCGCTGCAACAACAATCGCCATCATCTGCACATTTTTGGCCGTGGTGTGGCGTGACGGGGAAACTGTGTTGTCAAGCAACTGCTCTTCACCGGCTATTGATTCATCAATGAAGCCATAAAAGCCGATATAATCCAGCATAATCATTGTCAGCGGTGCCGCCGTTGCGGTCGCGGTCTGCGCCAACAATTTACGCAGATACTTTTTGTAACCAAGGGCGTTGACGTTGGGGCCGTGGTCAAGCCCCCCGTCGGTTGATCGCTTTAACTGCGTGAATACTCCCGCTGCACCGATATAGTAATTTGGCACCGGGTTGCCGGGACTCATCGACAAATCAAACCAGACGCCGGAGCCGGTGGCCTGTGTCGGCTGCTTGCGATATGACCGATACAGATAGCGCCCTGCATCCTGAGCATCCACAATGTCACCCAGATTCATAAACGCCATTACATACCGCCTGTTCCCGCCATATCAGCGGCTATTTCGGCAATAATCGGAGCCTCGCAGCCACACGCCTTGATTGCCGCCAGATTGTCGGGGCTGATTGCATCGTCAACTACCACTGTCAAGCCGCACTGTGTGCAAGTGTATCGTGTCATGGTTAATCCTCCGAGATCGACAGGCTACCAGCGGCAAACTGCGGCTGAATAAGGTTAGCAACGGTCAAGGGACTGTTTAACGCGCCTGAATAGAATATCTGCCCACCGGTGGTCAACAGCTCGCCAACGGAAACATGGGTGATGGTTGCGCCGCTGGCCCCACATTGGGGGAACTGTACCAGATTGGCATTGGTGAAGGTGCTTCCGCCGTCTGTCCATGCCGTTGCGCGCACAAGCGGCTGACGGGCATAGTTAGTGTAGGCCGCTTCGCTGGTCGATTGGTCGCCAGCTTCGCCGGGGTCTGCTGTGTGCAAGGCAACGTACACATTAGGGTTTGCCATCCATGCAGGGGAAACTCCTTTAAGGAATGCTGCTAGTACGTCGTGTTCTGTGGTGTTTGATTTTGACATTGTTTCACCTCATTATTTATATTCAATACCAGTCATATTCCCAGCAGCGTCGCGTTTAATCTTGCCTTCTTTCTGAGCAGGTTGTTCGACATTAATGATTGGAGCGGCTACATTTACAATTGGAGATGGTACTTGCACAATAGTTCCTTCAACATTTACGATTGGAGCAGGGACATTTACAATAGTCTCTGGTACATTCACAATCACCTGAGGTTGGTCTACAGTCACATTAGGAGCAGCTACATTCACAATTGCTGGCTCAACATTCACAATAGTATCAGGAACTGTGTTATTGATATTGACAATTGCACCTTGCTGCTCAGGCATTGTCACGTTGAAGATTGGTTGAGGCGGTGCTGGCATTGATACATTAATGATTTGCGGTGCTGGCGGTGTTACGTTAATCTGCGTTGGTATCACAGGCACCTTTGTATTACCAGCGAGCCAGATCTTCAGTTCTTCTATTGTCATCCGCTTTGCATTGGACCAACGATCAGCACCACGGCCATCGCTGAAGCCTTTCTTGTATAGATCATACGCTTGCTTCGAGGAGTCTGTGCCAAGGATCACCTTGTGCTCGTCGAAGGCGCCAGTGTTAGCGTCAACCTGGTCAACGACGAATGCTACTTGTGACTCTAAGTTCGGGCCAATGTAGCAGTCAACAAGATCTCCGTCAGCGCCATATGCTGAAATGAGCTCGCCGTAATCAGCAGGCATGACGACTTTCCATTCGTTTCCGTCAGCATCGACGCCTTGACGCAGTTCACCTTTCATAGTCTCAATCATTATGTCAAGGCCATGAAGCTGTAGGTGCTGCTTTGGTTGGTGCATGGCTTGATTCATTAATTTGATTACTCGAGGTAATTCAATAAGTGATAAATGATCTCTTTCTTTATAAGCAGCTTGCAATTTATGATCAATCATTATTCTAGTATCAATTTCATTAGGTTTGCGAGTATCTGCTGGAACTTGATGCAATTCTTTTACCAGCTGCTTAATTATAACGTCAAGATCATCAATACGTTTCCATACTTGAGCTTCAGTATTGTAACTAGTATTCACCAATCCAGCCTTCTTCAACTTGGTGTAATACTTTGGGTCTTCTTTGAGGTGGTCAGTTACTACGGCTCTGATCTGTTCTTCATCAGGAATATTGTCGCCTGTGAAAAGATGCTTGTGCTCTTGCTCTTCCTTCATGCCCATTGCCATTTCTTTTGGGTCGAAGCCGTTCCCAACCTTAATAGGATTGGATGGAGCAGCACCGCCTTGGCGTAATGACTGGATCTCATTCTTCGCGTCAACAGGTTCACCTGACATCATGTCATCAGCGCCATCTAAAAGATCCCTGTCAATCTCATCGAGCTTAACACCAAAGATATTCTTCTGATTCAATTCTTCAATAGCAGCCATGTCACCCATCAAGCCAGCATCAAGAGCTGTCATGACGTTGGTAAGGTACTGAGCCTTGGTGGTTGACACTATTGATTCTTTCTCGTTCCACAGTGGAGGCCATGCGAACTTGAGCTTATTACGCTCTTCCTTCCAGGTTGTTGGAGCGAGGTAATAACCTACAACATCATAGAACCGACGGAGCTGTGGCTCTATCTCCTGCCGCTGGTATGCGTCAATCATGTTGTAGTAATTTTCTAAGTCTGACTCACCGTTCGCGTTAAGGCCACCTGGCGCCTGCCCAAGGAATCTCGTTGCTGGGATGTCGGAAGCGGCACTTAGAACCTGCAAGTAAGACATCATTAATTCTGGAACAGAACCAAAGGATGCTGAGCTCTGTGTAATGTCAACCTTCTCACCATCAATAACAGCAGCACGATACATTGACATCTGATTAGCGATGTCTTTGACCTTGGCGAGTGCTTGCTGGCCACTCTTTGTACCTTGCAAGTCCTGTAAGTCGCTTACGGCGGCGATGATTGTGTTATTGACTTGGATGAGCTGGTAGGCTGCTTGCCGTGTTCCAGTCGCCATGAGTAAATCGTCCCAAAGTGGTGCAAGACGGCTCTGCCCAAAACCAGCTAGGTTGGCACGGAAGTTCGTTAACGCATAATCATAAGGATCGAACAATGGATGGCCATCAAAGCAAAGGAAACGACTGATATGAACATCTCGACCATTGATAAGATACATCTCAGGTCTCATGTAATGTGGGCTCAACGGATCATGGCACCAAGTAGCTCTTGTAATCCTTGAGATTGGAATGGCATTTACAAATTGTAATTGACGACCTTCCTTCGGATTGTAGGACTCGCCTAGTTCGTCATCCTCACCCTCAATGCCCATAAATGTAAGGCAGCCGCCAAGGAGGCGTTCGAGCATCAAGGAGCGTTTCAGAGCCTGTTCAAAGTTAAGACGATTAGCAAAGTTACCAATCTGTGTCGCGAGCGTTTCGTCAATGCCTTCGACGATCCATGGCTTACGCAACGCATCCTCGACAGGAATCCTAACAATCTTCCTTGCTGCCCAATCCGTTTCATAAGCCTGTACGTAGGCGCGCCACTTGGCAATATAGTTGTTACTATTATATGGATTGGCTGAAGATTGGCTAATATACTGATTGGCACCACGGTCGCCGATACCTTCAGCGCCATTAGTGCCATCATATTTAGCATTCGTTATTTTAGATCGTGCTGATTTAATTGCTGTTACATTAGCCATTGATGGCTCCTAGGCTTTAGTTATTGACGAAGCACCGACAGCTACGCCTTCATTGCCTTCAATGTGTATCCATCCATCATGATCAATTTTAGTAATCTTACCAATCTGCTTAGTTCTGTAACCAGATTTGTAATAAGATACTTTATCACCTACTTTGAAACGGGTAGCATCACCATGAGCACCAATAGCATTACCTTTGCCTGCTGTACCATAACCTGGCACACCGCCAAAACCATTAGCTATTTGTGCCTCTGCTTTTAATCGTCCATTTTCATAATGATTCATTTTAAATCTCCTATAATGTAGGTAATGGTCCAACTCCACCGCCACGTTGCATCCATATTAAAAGTGCCATTGTCTGTGAATCACATTGGTCATCGTGAAGGTGGCTGTCGTCAGCTGTAAATGCCTCGTGCTCATTAATAAAGCCTTGCACCCATTGATGTCCAGCTACTGTTGGCTCAGGAATGAATATACGTCCAGCACTAATTGGCATCGTACATTGGTTTGCTCTGCCAAGTTTATCATTGGAAGTCTTATCATTTGGCACCCAACCACGAGCAGGCACACCACCATCACGACGCAATGACTGGACAAGGCTGATACCTGATGCCTTATCCTCTATCCAGAACTCAGTAGCAGGAGTCTTACGTGACGCAAGTGAATTGTGCTTATCCCAAAAAGCCTTGGCATGCTTTAAGAGATCAGGGAATTCCCAATGACCACGAATCTGATCAATGAGCACCATCCCTGATGTACCAATACATCCCCAACACTGAAAGACTGACCAGTCGCTTGAATCCTTTGCTTTGAATGCTGTGTCAGCTGTAATATACTTGAGTGTTATCTGTCGTTCAATTGCGACAGGATCACTCCAATACTTCCACCATGCTCGCTTAAAGATAGTTGCTGCGTTTTCGCTAGGAGACTGCATATACTGTGACCAGAACAGTTCTGGATTGGCTTCGCGCATCTCAAGAAGTGACTTGGTAGATAACCGATCCTCCCAGATGCTTTGTTCGTTGGCATCAAGAGCTGGGATCTGTATCACGTGCCAATTGTCACGTTCCTGCATTAATAATTGACCGGCTGGGTCCTGTGGGTGGAGTCTCTGCATGATTAACACGATTGGCGTGTTAGTTCTGTTGCGTCGACTCTTCAGTGTGTTTTCGATGTACGTTGTAGCAGCGAGACGCATGGCAGGTGACCGTGCATCTTGTGCTTTCAGCGGGTCATCGATAATGATACATCCGCCGAACTCCGGACGAAGCTTGCCAGCACCGAAACCTGTGATACCACCGCCAGTACCGACTGCTTTGACTGAACCGCCCGTGGAAGTGTGGAAGTAATCTTGTCGGCCACCGGCATTCTCTCCGCGCATTTGGACAGTAGCACCCCAATCACTCCTAACAATTGAACGATACCATTCGCTTGCTAGGGTCTGACGGATGTGCATGCTGTTTGCGACTGCTAGGTCTGAGGCGTAACTTGATAAGATGTATTCGGAATCAGGGAAGTAACTTTGGCTCCATGGCACGAACGCCTTCGTTGACAAATCTGTTTTGCCACATCTTGGCGGCATTAAGATCATCAAATTAGGCTTTTCTAGTTTACCAGCGACCAGATTCTGAAGACCATTGGCGATGATTTTGTGGAAAGGTTTAATTTCACAGAGCTCACGTTTTTGGGATCTCTGTATTTTCCAAAAATCAAGAAGGGTCAGCATCTTCGATGGTGGTCAGTAGGTTCAAAAGAGACTCAGCAGCACGAACATCATTGTGAACAACCATCTCTAAAGGAGCGCCACCAGCGCCTGTGATCTCTGTGGCTCGACGCTTGGCGTGCATGTATTGTGCTACTTCCTTCGCACAAGAGACTCGAAGACCCATCTCTATTTTTGCGTCATGTACTTTCTTCCACATCCAGAGTACTGGGTCATCACCAGGAAATGCGCTGTCAAGAAGTTTGAGCATTTCTTCAGTTCGCTTATTATTTGCACCAATTGGCCGACCCATCTTACTCAATTGCTGAGAGGTCACCGCGTGCTGTAAAGGGGCTGGTTTACTCATATTTTTGGCACTTCTTTAGTGAGATTTTCATATTAGGACAATTATAATATACCATCTTGACATTGTCAACCTTTTTATTTTAAGGCTCAGAATTACTGTGAATTTCATATTTGAGATTGAAAAATTACATATACGTACGAGCTCGGTATAATTATAATTTTCGTTATTCTAATTATAAAAAAGGCAGGCCCCCCTAAGAAAATTAAGATTTTGAACGTAAACAGCCAGCAATAGTATGTTTGACCAGCTAATATGGGTCAAAGCCATATAGAACGTAGGTTAGATTTGTAACCATATTAGCCCATATTAGCCAGCTAATATGGGTCAAAGCCTTATAGAACGTAGTCTGGAACCGCCCCATATTACCAAATTAGGAGATTTCAGTCTTATAATTAATATTTTCATTATATTAATTATACCGCTCACGTACGTTAATGCAATTTTTCTCTGCTTGACAATTTCAGCAGATCATTATATAATCTACTCAGAATTCAAGGAGGAGTCATATGTTCGATGTAAATGTAACTTTCACCATTGGCACAAGTCTCGATCAAAAACTAACTGACATTGCATTCAAGAATGGTTACTCAAAAAACCAGCTTCTTGAAATAATGATCAAAGACCTCTCAGTCTTAGACATCGACCTCAATCCTGAGATGACAATCAATCAAGAATTTACCCGAGCCTTGCGTCTCCGTTGGGGACCATTTTACACCATCAATGAATATGCAAAAATTTGGGGTATCCCTCCCAGCCGAATCTATACTTTGCTCAAACGAAAAAAGGAGCCACGAATAAATTCGTACTCCTATGCAGTCTGGCACACCATCCACGACCTACTCCTTGAATATCGCCCGAAGGACTGATAACCAGTCACCACCCCTTGACGGTAATACCAAAACCGCTTTCTCCTCCCACTGAGATCGTGTCATCTCACAAATCTGCGTGGCAGCACGCCACTCAAAGACATAGTAGCCAGTACTGACCACCCTAATAATGACAAACACCGGAATCTTTATTCCTCCCCACTCATTCAACCACAATTTCTGCTGGCTCGTGAAATGGTCAATTCGTACTGGAGTTGACGCCCTTTTAGGAAACGACTCGATCATTTTGAGCTCGATCCAGGCACACTTTCCATTAAAACCTACACAGACATCAGGGGTACCAGGCAGACAAGGATTCTCAACTCTCATGATCCTTACGCCTGGTATCACCCCCCACTTCCCTCTCAATAATTCCCAAAGGACAGCCTCACGCATACAGAGCCGCAATCCGTTCGAACTCAGGTGACCCTGGCACATAGGTCACACAACCGTGATTGAAAATCGGAACTTTATGCACAATTGGTGCATGACTTCTATTTTTAGCCGCGCATGATTTGCCGCATGACTGACGCTTATGCCAGGCTTGCGCATGTTCGTCATTGCGTCTTACCAGCAATTTACCGCAACTTTGACAGTGTTTAATTTCAGAAGGTCCTACTTCAGCCTTAGAACACCCATGCCAACGAAATGAAGTAGCACATGATTTGCTGCACATTGATTTATTTCGACTGGTTATTTCTTGTCCACACCATTTGCAATTCATCGTGGGACCTCCTGTAATTCTTTGAGTATGATGTTCGCATACTTGCCGCGGGTGTCGCCACCGTAGTAGTTAAGAGCCACTTTGATATTCTTTTTGTCGGCTACAAGCTCATCGAGGATTCGTTCCACTTGTAGCGCCTGCCCAGTCGCATCAAGTGGAACAGGCCCCCAATGCTTATGGTTGACTTGGAATGCACCATCGTGCCGCTTCTTGTAGCCACGCTTGCGCACATCAGAATTACCATCGGTCTCAACAACCGCCATTGCTGCTAACAGTCTCGGCGATTTAGTTTTCATGACAGCTATTGCCATTTCCTCAGGATTCTTTGAGCCTTTACGCTCGAAGTACCTACCTAATTTAGTCGAACTAGCATGACAACTGGCATTATTGCACTTCACCATCGCTGGTTGAGGATTCTGTTCACATGACTTAAGATATGCTGTTGCCATTACAATCATAATAATCACCAGGCAGATTGAAAAGCACCAACTGGTGACCTCCGCTGAGTGGCAGTAGCTTTTCCGAATGTTGAGTCTCTGCGTCTTATCATACCTACTTAGAAAGTCATTCGTCATTTGTCACCCCTTTGTTATTTAATGCTTCTCTGGCAATGCAATTAGGGCAAAGCCCCATGCTGTCACAGGTGCAATCAAATGTAACCGCTATCCCCCTCAACGCTTCCCGAAGCCTCGCATTATCCGCACGGTATCCATCTCTGCACTGGCACTGCAAATCATAGTCATCACGCAGAAGATCCAGTTCATCCTTTAGCTGCTTATTCTCTGTTCCCAGCGTTTGGATTGTCTCTATTGCCTTCTTTATGGGTTTCATTTCTCCTCCCCACGCGCACGGATAGCTTTTTCAATATTATTCCCTATATCGCAATCCCCATCCCATCCCCATCCGTTATGGTCTGCAACATCGTGTGCCAGTTCGATTATCGCCTCCCGCTCCGCCGCCTGACCTGCTGCACGACCACGATCAATACCTGCGTTGTACGCTTGCAGCGCGAACAGCACGCAACTTGTCAGCGTCACGTATGTTTTATCATCGGTCGGGAAATCAAAAAATGCGTCAGCCTTTGTTTTCATCTCGTCAAATGTCATTGCCTCTCCTTTAATTGGCATAATACCCGCCGAATATGCCTAGCGCCGCCACCCATGCATTAAAACGCAGACGGCCACTCCCTCGATGTGCTTACCCGATAGCCAATAAATCAGCCTCTAGTTTTGCCAGCCGGTTTTTGTTTTCAGTGATTTGACCTTGGATGTAGTTGTTTTTGGCATCAATCCTTGCGGCGTTCTTAACTTCATCCACCGCAATGCCGTATTTCACGCAGAACTTGAAATCATGGTCGGATAAATGGGGTTTGGCCTCAATAATCTCCTTACTCGCTTCGATAGCTTCTTGAAGTGTCTTGCAAGGGATGAACTGATTGGAACTTCCACTCCCGTCAGAGTAGCCGTTGACCTTCCAACTTAACCCCAACCGACCATTCCAATTTCCAAACAAAGAAATCATTTTCAAGTTTTCAAACATCCCTCTTCGGTAATCGTCACAAGAGGCAAAAAGGGAGTGATCCCATTCCATGATTTCAATGTCGTAACTGGGTAAGACCGCATGCGTGTATTCCCCGCACAACATGGCTTTGAGGTTGTCGAACACCTCCCGTATCTCATCCTCGGAAATGCGTTCTATCCATTTAATCTTTGCAACAGCAGCCGCCGCCTTGAATCTGTAACCGGATAGCTCGGCTTTCAGTCTGTCCCGCTCGACTTCGTGCTTTTTAATATCCTCCAGTATCCTCCGTTCCTCTTTGGCCTTGTACGTTTCAGCCGGAGCGTCCAGAAGTGTTTTAACTACGAAATGCTCACCAGCCGGAAACTCGGTTCCATCGGTTACGAATATCTCCTGGACGATTGTTTCTTTTGCGTTCAAAGCCCCTACGATTGCCACTTTCCGCCCGTCAGATGTAAATTTGTGGTTCATGTAATCCTCCTTGAATTGTTGCCGCGCACTATAACCAGCCGCGGCACACGGTCTGCGCTCCGCTTGCCGGTGCGCTTTGTCGTTATGCCCTATCCATGATTTCCAATAATTCCCGACGAAGATCGCGTTCCAGCCAATCCTCCCCGCAGTGGAAATCCTTATCTTCCTCAATTTCGGCGACATCAGGACACGCGGCGTATCCATCCATCCACCCCTCAGTATATGCCGCCCCAACCATCTCACAGAGACGCTTTCGGTCTCTCTGTAATTCCGACAGCAGGTTTGCCAGTCGGATATCCCAGCGATAACCGTTTTGCATCGCCCATTCTGTGACATCAGCATCGCCATCCCATGTATAAACATCATCTACATTTGGCTCCGGACCTGCTTCCCGATCCAGTCGTGCTACACGATGATATTCGCCGGACTCATCAATTCGGTAAAAATCGGCAACATTGCCCCTGTCATCAACTGAGTAAGGCATAACCATCGGCTCCACCCGCCCGCCCGGTACAGTGGCTTTTTCGGCTGAATTGCTCATAATTTTTCTCTCCTTGGCTCAGGGCGGACAAGTCACCCTCAAGCCGTTATCTCTCAAACCAAAAGATCACCGGTTCCCCGGTTGCCTCTACCAGTCCGTAACGCTCTGCCATGCGGAAGTTTGCGCTTCGGAGTCTCAACCGCTCAACCTGTGCCGTCATTTCCTCCCGGAATTGCTCCAGCGGCATGACAGTTTTCCAGATGTTGCACGGTTTACACGCAGGCATGAGATTGTCAAAATCGTTGGTGCCACGTTTGGCAGGGTTCACAGTTGGATTGCCCCGCCAGATCGGTTTCAGGTGGTCAACGTGCATCTGTTTCAGAGTTATTTCCTCGCCACAATAGGCACAACGACCACCGTATTTCTGATGTACCAGATTACGCAATTGCTACCCCCTGAGATAACCAGGTAAATGCACCAGCCTAAAACCGCTGGTGATTTCCCAGCCCGTTAGATTGACATTGGCCGATTGTCGCCAACTTGCAAAACTCGCCTCTTGCATCGTGAACACTCCCACCAACTATCTGCGCCAGAGAAAATAGGATTACTCAATGCACCTTGATGATAGCCAGAAGCACAGGCATCATCCATCGTCTTCTCCCTAGCATCCCATTTTTCAGCCAATAGTTTACCAATATCATCCGATTGAGAATGTATCCGCTTTACTGCCTCTGCCAATTTTTTGAAATCCATGTTTCCCCCTCAACAATCTAACCAGCTTATTCCAGCGGGTGAACCGCTGAAACGCAATCGTTAAATGGACTCGATCAATTTTACTGTAGCTGCACAGATTGCCGCCGAGATTGTGTCCTGTAGTGAGCATATCGCTCGTTTCATATTCGGATGGTTCAGCACCAGCGACCATTGCGCGGGGCCATCAGATTGCAGGTCGATCTTGTACCCTCGCTTTGCCAGTTCGGGCAATAGAGTGATAGCAACAGAATCCTCATCATAATCTGGTGGGTAAAATTCCAGATGGCCATTCAGCGCCACCCATTTCGTGCGGTAGTTAAAGCCCATCTTATTCAATGCCAACTCGTTTTCTGCTGGTTCTATCGTTGTCCAGCCCAACCAAGTTGCTATTTTTGCGTTTATCGCTTCTCTAGTCATAATCCCCTCGCTCATTTAACCACTGGCTGACCCGACCATAACGCCGGACGGGTCAGCCGGTAGCCGTTATGCGTAACCCTTTTCCAACTTAAATGCCTTGAATTTAGGGTCACAGTTCCAGCAGAAAACAAATCGTTTTGTCCATCTGCCCGTTTTTAATTTGTAATGTTGC